TGTCAGGCAGTATTCGATGGTGAGAAACACGATATCGAGTATGAAGCAGATTCAGGATACATGATACCCAAGAGACAGAGCTACCCAGCGTTTGGGGAAACTGAAAAAGAAAGAATAAAAGAAGTGCGAGAGACTGAGCACAAAATTCGTGATTTCTTTATTCTCACTTATTTTACAATTTTAATTGGGTGTCTTGTTAGCAGGTATCGTCAAGTTCGTGAAAGAGGCAATCTTATTAAAATTGGAACCACTTGGTGGTATGGTGGTGCGGAGAGATTTGCCGAAGAGATGAAGTACCAAGACCCAAATATGCGATGGTTTGATGGAGACTTTCGCGGTCTGGATCGCACACTTAACCGGCAACTCTTAAATTTATATTTATTCAGCTCTCTCGTGTATTGGGATTTTGGTCGGATGTCAGCTGGTAGTATCCGTCTCCTAAAGGCTCTCCTCAATTTCATAGCAAAGAGTATATCCATTAAATCAGTTAATGTTTTCGGAAGGCAATGGTTTACGATGTATGGAGGTATGCCGTCGGGGATATATGAAACGTCGCATGGTGATTCTTGGATAGTTGCGTTTCTGTTCTTTCTGTTTGTGCGATATACTATAGCTACTCATAAAAAAGGGTGGCGTGTTAAGGTTATGCAACAACGCCACCGTATCCTTTTTGTGGTGTATGGAGATGATCATATAATGGGAGTAGATGTCTCCATAGCAGATGTTATAAATGAGAAGAATTTTGCTGATTTTGTAGGTAAGTACTTTCTCATGCAGATTCGCGATGCTAGAGATATTAGTCGGTTCACCTCGTCTCTCAATCCCGATGGAACGCTTTGCCGTGCAGGAGTGGTGTTCCTTCAACGGTACTTTATCGACAATATGGGAAGATATCCTGGTCTCCCCGAAGTTCTCCCCGTTCGTCCAATATCGAAAATAATTCTCAACTTTGCTTATGGTAGCTCTTGCAATAGGACTTCTGTCGCCGATTACTTGCTAGGCATAGTCGGCCAAGCTTTCGATTGCGGATTTAATAAGCCGGCATATTCTTTCTGTAAGTATATGTGGCAGGAGTTGGGTGGGTGCCTAGATGCCGATTGGAAAACTCTCTTGCTGAAGAAACAGGCTCATGGTAATGACAAGGATTTAAGCAAACTCTTTAATCGAGTTGGTTTGACCTTTGATGAGCTTGAAAAGGGCTTTCCTTCTTGGTCCCGTATAAAACGCATGCATGTGCGAAGCGATCTTAAAAATGAGATGTCAACGGCGAAAATATTTGATTTTATTCCC